TTAAAGAAAATGATTCTTTAAAAATGATCAAACTTTAAGTATTTTCCCTATCTTTGCCTTTCGGTGCAAAAATAATCAAGGAGGTGAGGCGATGAGCCTAACGCCGATATTTGTTAAATCGTTTTTTGGTAAACGAACCGTGGTTCTAGTATCAGAAGGTAGCAAAAACTGCTTTTCTCTACCAAAAAAATACGCTGACCTCGTAAAGAAAGCCAGCGGTGTTTCGAAGAGTAAAAAACTCTATGTGCGATACAAAGGTAAGGATTTTCAAATTATGGAAACTTCAAAAAAGGAGATGATGCTTTGAAAGCCGAGAAAACTATGGATGAAAAATTGGCGGAATTAAAAAAGAAGCACCCTCAAAAGAACTTGAAGTTACTTCAACTAGATGATCCCGACTTAAATGTTAGTCTTATGATGCGCTCTCGCTTATGTTTAGTACTTATCAATAATGTTCCGTATCGCGGAATATTAGCAACAAAAGTAGAGCACATTTGGGAATATCCTCCACATTTAAGAATGCAAATGATTGTAGACGCAGGTGAATTTGAAACGTCTACAAATAAAGCGAGAGGAATTATTTCTCAATATGAAAAACATAGTAGCCACCATCATAAACATGACGAATCCGGTATTTAGATAGTCGCTCGTATTTACTAATGTGTTGTTCATAATTTGGCACTTCATCAAATGCCATCATGTGAACCTTAAATGATGATTTTCCTTGTTTGAGTGCTTGTTCAAGTAGCGTATCTAACAAGATAAAATCTTCTTTTTCAAAATCACGTCGCATTAAATTCACCTCCTTTCATAGGAGATGAACTAAGTATAGCAAAAGAGATGAGGTTATCTCATGGAGCAATCGCCAATAATCGTGACGGATAAACAGACGTTGCAAAGGATGATTGAAGAAGCTGTAACAGAAGCGGTTAAGCCATTCAAACAACAGCAAGAGCAATTATCTGACAATGACACAATTCCTATGTCCGATTTAATCAAAAGTCGTAAGTATGGTAGTCGTAATACGATTATGAAACTAAAAGATGAAATCATTAGTGATGATGATGTCTATCAAACGGAAACAGAAGGCGAAATTTTCATTAAACGAGGACGTAGGTATTACTTTTATATCAAGCGTTTTGATAATTGGTTTATGAAACGAAAGAGAATACATGAAGAAGAGTTGAAAGTTGATCCACGCTTGAAAGGAGTGATGTGATGTTGGGTTTAGCAATTCCTTGGGTGGTAATTATGGTTTGCTTCTTAGTTGGAGCAATCGTCAACGTTATCGAAGGTGAAAAGCTGAATGTATTGAAATCGAAATACCGCAAAAAACATTGAAAGGAGGTGGATTATGGAAATTAAGATAACGGGAACTCCCGAAGAAATAGAAAAACTGCTCAATGCTATTGGCGGTAGCAAAGAGCAGTTTAACTTAGAAGATAAGGAATTCTTAATTAACAAATTAAAGCTCGCTGCGAAAGCTTTAAAAAATGTTAATGACGAATCAAGATACATTATTAATACTATTTATTCCGATCTGAAGAAAGTCTTTGATTAGCTTGATCAAAACTTAAATCAGACATGATGAACATAACAATTGCTTCAATATAATTTTTTAAATCAGAAATTTTCCAATCATGTTTTCTGTAGTAGTGAGTTTCATCATTTCCAATCTTGGTTGCGACTTGTCCTAAAACTTTTATCTCATGGGTATCAATTCTTTTGAGAGCATCTTGCAAAGACTTTTTCATAATTTTTTCTTTATCGTTAGGATATTTGTAAATAGCATAATCCTTAATCAGGATTTCTAATGCTTTGCGATAGCCCATGCCAGAAAGTTCATCAAGATTATATTTTTCTGATTTCACTGCTTGGGAATAAACCGAAACGAATCGAGGAGAAATTTCTTTAATTTTTTCAGGAAATATTTCTTCTTTAATTTTTACTTTTTGTTTTGTGTGGGTTCCATATTCAAAAAAATTTCCATATCTATCTGATCGAATTGTAAATAATTTCATATTAATTGCTTCGCAAAACGGACATTTAATCAGTATATAGTAGATTCCATTTTTATTAGAAACGTTTGCGTGGTGCAGATCAAATCCTTCAGACAAAATAGAGGCATTTTCATTAAATATTCCATTGCAATATTCACAACGAGGATTTATGCGTAAAAGAATTTTTGTATTTTCTAAAGATACTGTGTGAGTTATATAAGCCATAATTATGAACACCTCTGTTTTTATATGGCTTCTAGTATATCACTATATCTGGAGAACGGGAGATGATAAGAGCATATGTTGTGGGACATAATTCAAATTCAATTAGATAAACAAAAAACTACAATTTATCGATTAGCAAAGTTGACGGGTATTCCTGATACAACCTTGCATAACTACAAGAATGGTAGTGAGCCGAGCTTCACAAATATGTGCAAGATTGCTGATGCACTTAATGTCAGCTTAGACGAGTTCAGAGGAGGTAAAGAAAAATGAAAGACGGAATGGAACGAATTAACTATTTGCTCGCTGAATATGATTTCCCAGTTAGTGCACTTCAACAAATTCGTGTTCGCTTAGGTGATTGGTTTATCAGTGGTGGCAAGCCAACTGATGGCTATGTTTGGCAACAAGCACGCTACCTTGAAAACTTGATTCGCTATGGGTTAGCTGAACGAAAGGCGGTGATCGAATGACGAAGATCATTAATTCTAAGCTCACAGCAATGCTAATAGGTGCTTGGATCACCTATTGTGCAGGTGTTGGTGATTATGGCGGAGCAGTATTCCTGCTGTTCTTCTACTCACTATTGCTGTGGGACTGTAACGCAAAAAAAGCCACCGGCGCTGGTAACACCGATGGCAATAAATAACAAATCAAAATATTTATCGAGGTCTATTTTATCATGTTTAACCAAAAATTGAAAAAGGCAGAGGGATTTATCCTTCTACAAAATAATCTAATGAACGCAGTATTTGTTAAGCAAGCAACCCCAGTAGGTGATGTTGAAGCACTTACTCGCTATTACAAATCGCAACAAACTTTATCAAAATTATTTAATAAGCAAATGGGGTGGATGTAATGAACCTATCTGAAATCTTTGCCCGTAATTTGCGAGTTCGTATGGCAACGCTCAGCTTCAAAACAAGTGACTTGTACAAAATGACAGGAATATCAAAGACAACCATAATGGCTCTGGAATACGGGAAAAATAAGGGAGTTATGTTTGAAACTATCGACAAATTAGCAGTAGCACTTGAATGCAAACCAGAAGATTTTTTCAAACTAAATTGCGAATGGACTAGTAAATCGCACACAAACAACTGGAAGAATGAGGTGGTCAAGTATGAATAATCAAGTAGATCAAATCAAGAGCGCTGTGGAAAAAGTTACTGGGCATAAATTTGATGCGTTTCTCGTGCTAGGTGCTAGCAAGGAAACTGGAGAGGCATTGCAAATTATCAATGGTGAGGCGGCACTCTTGGCAACCTTAATCGCCGAGCTATTTAATAAGCAACCGCAACTTGAACAAATGGTAAAAGACGCTCGGCAATTGGACGAAGGAAAGTTACCAGATGATTCGGTCATAACATTCTAGGGGGTAACAGCAATGAATAATCAAGTAACTAAGGAAACAATCAATCCGAAAAGTATTACTGATGATGTACTTGATCGAGTTAATGAGATGAAAGAGAAGGACGGCTTCTTACTTCCTAAAGGGTACAGTGCCGAAAATGCTCTTAAATCTGCTTATCTCGTGCTTCAAGGCGTAAAAGATCGTAACAAGAGACCAGCACTAGAAGTATGCACAAGGCCATCAATTGCTAATACGTTGCTTAACATGGTAATTCAAGGTCTTAGCCCAGCTAAGACGCAATGCTATTTCATCGTATATGGCAACGAGCTTCAGATGCAACGCTCTTATTTTGGTACTGTTGCCGTTCTTAAGCGATTAGATAGCGTTAAAAATATTACTGCTCAAGTGGTTCATGAAGGTGACAAGTTCGAGATTGGCTCTGATGAGAACTTTCAAACAGTTGTCAAAGAATTCCAACCAAGTATTGAAAATCAAGATAAGGAAATTGCTTATGCTTTTGCACGTATTTTCAAAAATGATGGAACTTACGTTGACACAATTATGACCAAGAAAGAAATTGACCAGTCGTGGGCACAAACACGTCAAAAAAATAACAAAGTACAGCAGAATTTTAGTCAAGAAATGGCAAAGCGTACTGTGCTAAACCGTGCCGCTAAGATGTTCATTAATACGTCCGATGATAGCGACCTCTTAACTGGTGCTATCAACGATACAACAAGCAACGAATACGATGATGAGCGTCGAGATGTAACGCCCGTTGAGGATGAAAAACAAAGTACTGATAAATTGCTAGAAGGATTTCAAAAGTCACAAGAAGCGAAGGCTAAGGGGGTAAGTAATAATGGCAACAGCAACGAAGGCGAAGAAGTCGCAGACGGACAAACAGAACTCTTCAACGAAGGGACAATCAAGCCAGCCAATGAAGCTGACGCCTGATAACTACTATTCGCATGAGACCGATTGGCAATATATGAGTGTCTCACTGTTCAAGGCTTTTGAAAAATGCGAAGCTCGTACCTTAGCCAAGCTCAAAGAGGACTGGCAACCTGTATCTAGCCCTGTGCCACTTCTTGTTGGTAACTATGTTCACTCGTACTTTGAGAGTGCTAAAAGCCATCAAGACTTTATCGAAGCTAATAAAAAAGAACTAATGACTCGACCTACTAAAACTAATCCTAACGGCCACCTCAGAGCCGAATTCAAGGGCGCTAACAGCATGATCCAAACGTTGCAAGCCGATGATATGTTCAATTACTTCTACGCTCCAGGCGACAAGGAAGTAATCGTAACAGGTGAGATTGACGGCTACTTGTGGAAAGGCAAGATTGACAGCCTTGTGCTTGATAAAGGGTATTTCTGTGATTTGAAGACAGTAGATGATATCCATAAGGGGCACTGGAATGCTGATGAACATAGATATGTGCCATTTATTCAAGACCGAGAATATGACCTGCAAATGGCTGTCTACCGTGAACTTATCAAGCAGACCTTTGGTAAAGAGTGTCAGCCATTTATCTTTGCAATCAGCAAGCAGACACCACCAGATAAGATGGCAATTGATTTTAACGGCGTTGATGATGATTACCAAATGCAAGCCGATTTAGACAAGGTAAAGGAATTACAACCGCATTTCTGGAAAGTAATGACCGGAGAAGAAGAACCAGCACATTGCGGTAAATGTGATTATTGCCGTGAAACGAAGATGTTAAGTGGCTTTGTACACGCAAGTGAAATTGAGGTATAGAAACATGGCACGCGTTAAAAAAATTAAGATTAAAGGCTTCACGATCATTGATAATGACATAATCAATGACCCAAGAATGCACCTTAAAGCCTTAGGACTCTTTGCGTATATGTGGAGTAAGCCAGATGATTGGCAATTCTATATCAGTGAGATTGCTACACATTTTAAAGATGGTGAATCAGCTGTAAGCAGTGCGATGAAAGAGTTGATGGAGCTTGGCTATTTGAAGCGAACTCAAAATCGAAAAGACGGTAAATTTTCAACGTATGATTATGTTCTTCAAGAAATACCGAAACCAGAAAATCACAGTTCGGTGCCGAAAGGCGATTTACCGAAACCAGAAAAACCGAAATCGGAAAAACCGATTCCGGAAAATCAAGGACTACTAATCACTGATAATACTAATACTGATTTAAATAATACTAATAAGTCGTTAGTCGATGCACAACATTCCACACAAGACGTTTTTAATCTTTGGCAAAGTAACTGGGGATTTCCTAACGGGATTGCTCAACAAGATTTAACTGAATGGGTAAATGAATTTGGTGGAGATCTTGTTTATTACGTTATTGAAACAGCTTTAAGAAGGAATGTTAGATCGTCCGGAGCGGATAGTTACTTACGAGTAACGCTATCTGCATATAAGAAACGGGGTATTAATACTGTTGAAAAGGCTGTACAAGAAGCAGAACAACATCAGCAACAAATGAGCCGTGAATATCAGCAAAAGAGTGGCTCACGTAAACGTCAACCAATTAACGAAGGCTTGCCAGAGTGGTTCAAAAAGCAACAAGAAGAACAGTCTAATAAACAGCACTACGAAAGAATTGATGATAGTGGGGATCCGATGCCACATGACTAAAGAAGATGTGAAAAAGAAATGGGCTTCTACTCGGAAGCTATTAGAAGTAACTGATAGTGAATATAACGGTGTAACACAAGAAGCTGCTAACCTGCGTTTTATCAAAACTAAGCTTCAAATAGCAGTTTATTATCTGCAAATGCTTGATGAGTATAATTGCGAATATGAAGTTCCTTGGAATAAAGAGCAATTTAAATGGCTACTCAGAAAGCCTGTCGGAGATAAAAAGAAACAACAAGCTAAAGAATGGTGTCATGAGTGCCGTTTAATGCGAGATAAAGCCTGCACCACTTGGAATTATGAGGAGGCAAAGACAGCATGAATGCAGAAGAGTATTTAACAACTGACGAATTAATTGAGCGGATCAATCAGTTGCCTAAAGTGTCCGCTATCCGTAGCGATATTTATGGTATCGATATTTACGCCGATCGAGAAGAATACCGAGACGATGACAAAGATTGCCGATGGTTTATGACTGTTGATCCAAAGGCAAAGAGTATCGCTCAACCGTTTGGCGATAACTTTGAGGGATGGCCCGAAGAATGGCTTGATCCTGAGTTTTGGGATATTACTACCGAAGAAGCGTCTAAAGTAATCTTTGATCTAAACGATGAGCTGCGGGATAAGATTGCTGATCTGATTGACCAGTACATCGCAACACCTATTAGCAAGCGAGAAATTAAGGTAACTGAGGAGGTAGCACAATGAGCGTAGAAACAAAAGCATTACCAGCAAGCACAAGGACGAACTTAGAAGCGTTGAAGCACCACATAAAAAAACTGGGATTTAAGTATTTTGAAGAAAAGGACGGCTGGATAAATTTTAGTCCCGAACAATGTGAGATAAACGGTGAATTATGTCCTCGCCCTGGTATGAGCGTTGATGTAGCAACTAATTACAGGATTATTAACTCGATGATTGACAAAATCGATTTATACGACAAGCTACCAGAAGTAAAGCAAGCCATCCTCGATTTCTACGAAGCGGAGGGAATTAAAGAATGACAGAAGAATTAGTAATCATGCGTGACCGGCAAGCCGTGACAACCAGCTTGCAAGTAGCAAAGAATTTTGGAAAAGAACATAAGCATGTTTTAGAGAGCATTAAGAATTTGACAGCCGAAAATTCGGCCACGAAAAATATGTTCGTAGCGGGAACTTATATGAATCGCGGTAAAGAATATCCGATGTTTTACATGAACCGTGACGGCTTCTCTCTTTTGGCAATGGGCTTCACCGGGAAGAAAGCTCTTCAATTCAAGTTGAAGTACATCGATGCTTTCAATCAAATGGAGAAGCAACTTCAACAGCAGAAGCCGCTTAGCTTGCCTGAACAAATTAGTTTGATTGCTAAGGGCTATGAGAGCCTTTCAGCAGACGTTAAGGACATTAAGGATCGTATGGGATTGCCTGGCAATATGGCTCATGCATTTACTAAGAAGCGAAACGCAAAGATCATTGTTGTACTAGGCGGTAAGGATTCTAATGCTTATCGGGACAAAACCATTAGAGCTAAAACGTATCGAGCATTATTTAGTTCTTATCGTGAGACGTTCGATCAAGATAGATATAACGATTTGCCAATGAAACACTATGACAAAGCAGTTGATTTTATTGCTAACTGGTGCCGTTTGAATTGCAACAAGAAATTCGGCGAGCTAATGCACAGTTGGCAATTGTTTAGGAGTGTGGCTGTAATGATATTCGATGTGTTTATTAAGAAGCTTGATGAAGTAACGCTGAACGGGATGTATTTTTCAGCTAAGCAAAACGGTAATTGGCTAGAAATTTATCTCAATCATGGGGAAATGCCATCGTTCAAAATCAGCTTAACTGAGACGTTCCACTTGGTAACTGTGGGTAAAATTCGTGGACTATTTGACGAATGGAAAAGATTGCTGATCTATGCTGGGAGTTCGCTAATACGCCAATCCATGAACGATATGTGCCGTATGTACTAACAACTGGTACTGGTGATGAAAAAGTCTATTTCAAACTTGAAGTGATGAACAGCGGAAAAACCGTAATGGTAGTTACTTCTAAGCCTGTAGTTTACCGTGATTTTATCTTGAAGTTTTATGAGGATATCGATCCAGAGCTAAAAAAGCTTATTAATTTAACGAAGAAAGTTACTAGGGAGGGACTATTCGATGAAGATTGATGAATTTATTAAAAGGGTAAACGAAATATTTTATGCAGAATGTTTCTCTGAAGATAACGACATTTATATATATAGAACAGAGCAAGACATGATTGATGAGAATAAAGATGGTGATGATACGTATTATTTCATGCGTATTAGTCCACGCAATAAAAATCTTTCTTTGTTCATTGATCCTGATTGGGTGCCAGATGATGTTAAGGGATTGTCTTTGCTTTTTAACTTGCTTCGAGAGTTAGAAGAAACGCCCATCAAGAATCGTTTTTCTGAGAAGAAGTACACGATACAAGTAATTGCCAATTATGATAGTGCTTATCTCAATTGCCATAAAAGAGATAATCGCATGACGTTTTGTGACGACATTGAAACTGATCATGTCAAAACTAGATTTACTCAATCAGAAATCGATGAATTAAAGCAACGTCCCGACCTTGCAATCGATTGGAATAAGGCAATTATCAAGGAGGCTAAGAACAATGAAGATTGAAGCAATTATGATAATGACACCCAAACTACGTAAAGATCTTCATGCAGCTTTCCATAAGTGCAAGCGAATTAGTCCAATCAAGCGCACTCGTAAGCGACAGATTGCTAAGGCTAAGCACATGATGGACTGGCACAATCATACGAGTTATGAGTGGTCACAGTGGTGGAAGCGAAGTGCTAGAAAACCTAAGAGGTGAAAAGATGATAACGATTGATTTGGATAATAAGTTTGCCATCGTTAGCGATAGCGAAGTAATCAAGCTTGTTCAAAAAGACGGAAGGAAAAAAGGTAAAGACGGTACTCCATCGGGACGAAAATGGTGGTTTCAGACGTATGGCCAAGCTATCAAGTTCTACGAAAAGAAGGTTGATGCTGGCAAGCCTATTCATTCGTTGAGGGAACTAGCCAAGCAAATCGGCAGCGGATATAAGCGTATTGAAATCATGGTGGATCAAAAGCTAAAAGAGGCGGGGATTGAATGAAAATTAGAGTGTGGATTCAGTCACCAAACAATGCGTCCTTTAATGAAGATGACATTATCGAAGTCCCTGATAATATTTCTAATGATGAGTTAGAAGAGACAGCAAGGGAAACAGCATTTGATCACATTGATTGGGGATATGAAAGGGTTGACAACGATGAAACAACGATTAGCAAGAGAAACAGGTAGACTGACTAGCCATCAAATCATTTCAAATTTTGCTAACCTCATCAAGAGATCAGACGAGTTGATGCAGAGACTTAATTTCTACCTTAATTCGCTAGGCGAAGATGAAGTTGCCCGTGGGATTACTTCGATGTACCAGGAGTTTGAACATCCAACGTTCCGTGATTTAGAGACAATCTTGACTGGCAATCGAGATCAAAAGAGGTGAGGAAGAAAATGATGGAACTATTTAATTGGGGAAATCAGCCCCTAGAAATACGATTTAAAATTTTTCAAAAATTAGTTAAGCAAGGATGGAAAATTCAATTAGAGCAAATTGACCAGATTGACAACGGCTATTGGTGGAACGAAAAAGTAACTGGTTTACCAATACCAAGTCAAGAAATTAATCGATTTGGCGATATTCCTTTAGTAACATGGTCAACTTATGTCTATCCACCCAAAGCAGAAGATTGGATTGAAGAATTGAATGCCAGCTTTAATTCGCCTATGCAGGCGTACGAATGGCTTGCACCACGATTGGAGAAATATGCTAATGAAGATTCTTGATGTTTGCTGTGGATCAAAAATGTTCTGGTATGACAAGCAAGAACCGCATACAACCTATATGGATATTCGCAAGGCTGTATATACAGCAATGGATCGTGGTAATGAGCGAAAGATTGAAGTTAATCCTGATGTTCAAGCAGATTGGAAGAATATTCCGTTTGATGATGAAACATTTGATCTGATTGTATTTGATCCGCCACATTTAGTTCGTGCAGGTAAAACGTCATGGCTTGCGAAGAAGTACGGAACCCTTGATTTAATGGGGTGGCCAAATGAATTTCATAAGGCATTTCAAGAAATAATGAGAGTGCTTAAACCAACTGGGACAATGATTTTCAAATGGAACGAGGACCAAATACCAATCAAAGAAGTATTCAAAGCATTTGGTCAGCAACCGATTCTAGGTGATATGAAGAGCAAGACGAAATGGAGCGTGTTTATTAAAAATGAAACCGATTAAAGAGGTGCTGAAGTCGCCGTTAATCACAAAGATAACCGGTACAGGTGATGATGGAGCGATGTTTGAATTTAAGTACAAAGCACGAAAATATGAAGTTATCGCAAGCAATGGTGGTGGCTGGGATCATGTATCAATTGTTCCTGTCAATCAGAAGAGAATACCAACGTGGGAAGTTATGTGCGTGTTGAAAGATATGTGCTTTAACGAAGATGAAGTTGTAATGGAATTACACCCAGCTAAAAAGGATTACGTTAATGTGCATAACGAATGCTTACATTTATGGAAACCACAAGAGAAGACAATACCCACACCGCCAAAATTATTTGTCTGAACGAGGAGGAAGAATGAAGTTGGAATCGAATAGGATTAAAGAATTACGAACTAAGCACCATATAACCCTTATCAAACTAGCAGAGTGCATTGGAACAAGCGTCTCTACGCTTATTGCTTGGGAAAAGGGTATCAAAAGACCTAATGAATCATATCAAAAAGAAATGGCTAGAGTGTTTGGAGTATCGCCACGATATCTAATGAGTCAATTAACAGATATTGTGGCAGATGAGGGAGATAAATTGCTTAAGCGTTGTCAATATTGTCATCAGCCATATACCAACGTTATTACAGGGCTAAGGACAGCATTAGAAATCGAGTGCGACAATCAAAAAAGCATTCAGCCATATCTAATCATCAAATATCCGGATGATTCTGGAGACTTGCAAGGGATTAATGATGAAATAGCAATTAACTATTGCCCATTTTGTGGTCGGGCTTTGTGAAAGGAAGAATAATAATGATTTTTAGTGATCAAGAACTAAGAAAAATTCTTCAGGCTCCTATTGCTATTGAGATGAAGATTGATTTACTTAATCAACTTCACCATCAAGACGTT